TGATAGTAATACATTTGAAGCTACTTTACTTAGTGAACTTTCCTTTATGTCAGCTATGTCTGTAGTATGTGTGTTTACCTTTGCAATTACACTATCTACAATATTTGTTATGTTTGCCATTAGTTTAGTACCTCCGTTATTAAGTTTCCTAAGTAAGCATCAACTGCTCCTAAGTCTTGTGTTATTTCAATCCAGTATGTTCCACTATATACTTTCATTACATTATTAGTTTCATCAAACCATAAATCACCCTCATTAGGAGAACTTGGCTCTGTAGTTGAACTTGAATATTGACCTTGGAATGTAGTTAATGCTAACTCTGCTGCATTCTCACTTGCTAGTGCATTGTCTTCACTTGTACTTGCATTACTTGCAGAAGTAGAAGCATTTGATGCTTGAGTTGTTGCAATGCCTGCCTGAGTAGTGGCAATCACTGCCTGTGCTGTAGCTATTCCTGCTTGTGTGGCAGCAGTAGCTGCATTAGTATTGGTTGTGCCTACATCAGCGTTAGTGAGTACTACATCAGCATGGGTTGAGACAACATCTGCATTCGTAGTAGTTACGTTGTTGTTGGTAGTCGTTACATTGTTATTTGTTGTAGTTACGTTGTTGTTGGTTGTGGTTACATTGTTGCCAGTGGTTACAACATCTGCATTTGTCGCATCTACATCTAGTCCAGTGAGCACTACGTCTGCATGAGTCAACAATACGTCTGCGTTAGTTTCTTCAACATCTGCATTAGTAAGGACTACGTCTGCATGAGTTAGCACGACATCAGCATGAGTAAGGACTACGTCTGCATTGGTTAATACTACGTCTGCATTTGTGGCTATACGATCTGCTGCTGTTGCATCTTCAGAGTCAGAAGCATTTGATGCTGATACACTTGCTTCACTTGCTTTAGTGGTTGCTATTCCTGCTTGTGTAGTAGCTATAGTAGCCTTAGCTGTAGCTATCCCTGCTTGAGTAGTTGCTGTACTTGCTGAGGTGCTTGCAGATGATTCTGAAGCTTGTGCTTCATCTCTAGCATCTTCTGCATCGTCTCTTGCTTCTCTTGTTGCCGACAATGTGTTAGCTAAGTCTGCTTCTGTATAGCCAACAGTAATCAGTGTTGATACATCACCCTCTTCTTTGGTTAAGTCTATGTTTAATGCCATTAGCTTCTTACCTTTCGATCTGTATGGATTCTACCAGACAATAACTTGGAGTATTCATCTGTTGTATTATTTACAACGTATACCACATAGTCTTCAAGTGATTTTGTCAGCAGAATAGTTTTTTCTTTTGGTATCGTTACAAAATATTTACCATCAACAACAGGAAACACTATCTTTCCCATAGACTTGCATTCAAAGTAACAAGTATAATCAGTCTCGAGATCTTCACCATCTGTAGTGTTCATATTTAAAACAAAGTCGTAAGGGTATCCTTGTTCAATGTTTATGTCCATTATAAGCTTTGCCATCAATAGTAGTATCCTTTCGTTATTTCTGTTTTCTCAGTATACCCTACCTTGCTATTCTTTCTCACCGAGTTTAACTCTCTTTGGAATTGTTGCAAGAAGTATTGAGATTTTTGGAAGTTCTCTAAATCACTTTCTTTTTCGTATGCCTTACTAAGCATATAATACTTTAGTGCATTCTCATCACTGGCTCTTACTGTGTCGGTAAGGTTACCATCACTAGGTATTGCAATATGCTTAATAGATACAGATACGTCTGTTTCTGGGTTATTGACATATATCTTATTGTAGTCAAGAATAATAATTCCATTTAAGTCTTCGTCACCAGTTGTGTCGTCTGGATATAATGGTCTTACTGTGTTATTGCTGTCTTTTGCAGAGATATATCTCAATACACCATCAATAGTGTACTCATTAATACTTCCTACTAAGTTTAATACTTTTGTTTTTGGACTCTCAAGTCTTTCAGCTGCAAGTGTTCTAACTCCACTGTTATAGTAATCAAGAAGTTCTGATTCAGACCAGTAATTGCCATCTGTGTCTTGTAGTGTGTCTTTAGCTTGGTTAAATAGTTCTAAGACTGTCATTTATGTCCTTTGTGGAAATGTTCCACCCCAGAAAAGGAGTGGAGTAAAATTAAGCTACGAGATCAAACTTAACAGCACCATGACTACCAGCGTTCGAGACACCGTCATTAAATACTGCTAGTTCAACACCACGAATAGAACCGATCATGAAACCATTTTGGTTATCGTAATCAAATGTCTCTTCGCCATAAAGAACTTCGTTTGAGTATGCAAGGAATGCTGCTTGAGCACCCATAAGAACTGGAGCACCAGCTACAAATCCAGAATGTTCATGGATAACTACACCATTATAGTATCCAATAGCACCTGTAAATAGTCTGTTACCTTCACCTCTCATACCAGCATTAGCATAGATAGTTTTGTAATCATCAGACTTCTTAAGAGCTGCTGCATCAGTAGGGTTTACACCAAGAACAAATACTTCTTCACCATCTTTAGTTGAGATAGGTCTGATTTTCTTAGTTGCACCACTTGGGAACATAGCTTCTTTTTTCATGTCTACGATTGCATCTAAAGTAAGTGCAGTGTGAGTAGCAGAAATATCAATAGTGTCAGCAGTGTTGATTGCAGTAAAGATTGCTGCATCTTCGTTTCTTGCCATCCACTCAGTAAGTTGCATTTTAGCTTGGTTTCTTAAGTCGAATGCTACTCTTTGCTCGTCCATTTTACCAGAGATTCTTACACCGTTTCTGATTTGGTCGATTACGATTTTTTGATCGTAGAAAGTCATTGCTTCTTCGTTACCATCACCTACACCGTTTGTACCAGTATAAGATAGTGGGCTGTTACCAGCAACACCTGAACCAGATAAAGTACCAGCTAGACCAAAAGTAATTGCATCACCTTTAGATTTAGAGAGGTCTCTTTTTACTTGAATTGGTGAATTCTCATCCACACCTTTAAATCTACCAAAGAATGTTTTTTCTTGGTATGTCTCATATAGTTTTGCTTGCCATTGCTCCAACGTTAAGTTGTGAGTTGTAGCTATTGAAGTTGATGCCATTGTATTTTCCTTAAATTATTTATTGACCAAATACAGCTGCAAATCCGTCTTCATTAGCATCAGCCTTAGTCCCAGCACTTCCACCCATTTTACCCATGTTTGGCATACCGTCTTTCTTAGGCTTATCAAGACCCATCTCTTTTAAGATTTTGTCTCTAATGCTTTTTTCAAGAGCAGATTGTTCTTCAGCTTTACTTGAAGTCTTTTTGCTTAGATACTCATATGCAACCCTAAAAGGTTCGTTACTATCATTGAATTGTTTGCTAAACTCAGGATCTAATGCAACAGCTTCTTGCAAGTCCTTTTGGTTAACAGTTTTCCAATAGTTTTCAACAGTGTTTGCATATTGTGCTTCCACGATTTGCATCTGTTGTATTCTCATAGTTTCTTTCATATCTTGAATAACTTTCTCAGGATTCTCCCAGAAGTCATCAACTTGATCTGTATCCTCATTATCACCGTAAGAATCTTCCTCTCTAGCTTTAGACTGTTCTCTTAGCGTATTGATGTATTCATCTTTATCACTAATTCTTTTTTCTAAGCCTTCAATTTGTTTTCTTAATTCTACACTAATATCGGGTTCTGTATTCCCACCAGTGCTCACCTCTGATTCCTCTGTGCTAGAATCTTGTACAATATCCCCAGCATTATTTGTTTCAGCATCCGATTGGGTAGCATCATCCGAGCCAATACCAAGCTCTTGAATATAATCTAAATTATTAGACATTTATACATCCTCCTGTAATAGATGTGCTGCGTTTAGACTCCAGCTTGAGTTATACTACTTCTTAGGCTTCTTGCCTTTAGACTTACATCCCATACATAGCTCCTATTTGTTCTTTTTGTTTGTTAGTGCATAAATTCATCGATTATTCATGCTCCATTCTTTAGCATCCTCTATTGTTTCTAGACCAAGTTCGTCAGGATCAACTTTATGTTGCTGCATAAAAAACTCCTTCCATGCTGTCTGATGCTTTGGTGATTTTAGCATTGTACCATCTTTTGCTCTTGATGACATATGTGGTTTCCCATCATTCTCGTTAATCTCTTCTTCAACACCTTTTTTATACGCACCACGATAGTCATAATCTTTAGATTCTGCCATCATTTTAGCAATTCTATCGTCATCAATTTCGTCCAATGATATATTGTTTTCACTTGAAACTTGTTCTTTGAAAGAATTGAATATTTTTGTATTCTTAATCCAGTCCTTGAATTTAACTTCATCTTCAGCATCAAGTTTTGTCAAGACAAAATCACTCTTGCTGTATTTATCATATTCTGAAAGCCATCTAGTATTACCATAAACATTGTCAAATCCTGCCATCTTATAACCCCATCCCATTCTTGGCTTTATTTACATTTTTCTCTACCTCACGCGCAGTTTGTACTTGAACAATTTGTGATTGTTGTTGTTGTACTTGACCACCAAGTTGTTGTATTTGCTGCTGTAGTTGCTCAATATAGCCTTGTGCTTGCTGTAATTGACCTTCCATGCCATAGTGTTGCTGAAGTTCATTAGACAACTCATGCTTATTTCTAATTGAAGAATATCTAAGCAGTATCTCCATTGGAATAGGTCTTGATGTTTGACCTTGAATCTGCATTAGTTGCATAAACTGCTCTTCTCGCTCATTTAGACCTCTAGGTGCATCTTCAATAATAATATCTACATCTTGGTTGGTAATATCATTCATCTTGGCTATTGTGCCATCATCAAGAAGAACATTCTGATTCACGGGCATAAATGCATAAGCACCATTTGGTTGCAAGATTCTAATCATTCTCTCATCTGTATAGAAATCAGGTACTAGCTTCATAGTAATCTCTGCTAAATCATGTCTAGCTATTCTAAGCTTATTCAATGCAGGTACTAATGTAGTCTGAGTTTGAGCTATTGCCATACCAGTCTTCTTGGCACTATCATACTTGCCACCTTGACCTACAAATGCTCCATTTATACCAGCAACACTAAGTATCTCTGCTTTTGCAAACTCTAGTAACTGTGTATGTGTAGCAGCTAATCCTGCTGTGTCAACAATCTGTACCATACCAGCAGCTAATGCACCGTCTGTAAGCTTTGTGATACCATCAGGTCTTGCTAATGTCTTCTTAGCCTCATTCCAGTCTACGAATGCATTCTCTTCTGCCAGCACCTGTTTAGCATTTAGGTAGTGCAATGCTTTAGAGTGTCTTTTGTTTACTTCAGTCTGAGCATCAACCATTCCTCTAACTAACCCATATGGGGTATTGTTAATATCTCTTTCGAGTGTGTATTGTACGAATGGATACTTGTCTAAAGAGTATGGTTCTTTCTTGAAATACAACACTTGACCCTTAACCCAAACAACAGTAACAATTTGACCTTTTTCATCTCGATACCAAGAGTTAATTAGTCTAGGTCTATTTCTATTCCCTTTCTCGTACCACATATCGTCTTCAGATGAACCTGCAAATCCAGAAGGTTCTCCTGTTGAGCCCATGTATTTAGGGAATGATTGCTTAATGATGTCTTCATCTGTAAACACTGCTCTGTGAAGTCTTCTACAGTCCGATAAATCGTCTCTCTTAGACATAGCATCAATAAACATATCTCTGTAGTCTACATACTCATGTCTTAGGTCTGTAAACTCACCGTTCTCCATCTCTGGGAATACGTATAGCCAACCTCTACCTGCAATGAATGCATCTTTCTCCATCTTATCGACTTCATCATCACTGTTTGTATTGTAGGTAATATAGTTGTAGAGTGATGTCTTTACATCAGAGATTTGTTGATCGTCTGGAGTCCTACCAGCCATAGTTATCTTTGGTCTGTTTTGTCTCTCTGAACCAATAATTGAATCTATTGCAGGCTTAATGTGGTTGAAGGTAAGTACAGCTTGACCTCTTTCTTGCAATGCTTGCACTTCATCAGAAGTCCATTGAGTGCCATGATAAAATTGATACCACATTGTAGCTTTTTCACGATACGGGTTATCCCAAGAGCTATCATCTGAAAACCATCTCTCCAACGTATGAAGTATCGTGTCTTTGCTAAGTTCGCTTGCTTTTTTATCGATTTCAGTCATTTATTACCTTTCTTAATTGCTAATCATAATATATTTAAACTTAAACTAAACTATCTTCCATTCTGCTGTTTTTGTTCCTTCAAAGTATTTGCTCCAAGGATCATACACCTCTTTACGCACTGCTACCTGCAGTCTAGGGTACTTTACCTTCCCAATAAAAAAGCTTAAGCAATCACTTCTATCATCGTGTGGAGTTCTACCAAATAGCATTAGTTCTCTTTCGAGTTCATCTACTTCTTTGCCTTTTATGTGGTAAATTCTACCAGACTCGTATAATGGTTGAAGTTGCTCTATACGTCCTTCTTTGCTTCCAGAGTGACTAGGTATCTCTCTGAATGGAATCTTAACATTATTTAGTTTCATAAAATCTTTTATTTCCATATACATAGCTCTTTGAGCTGCTATAGTTTCCATCCATACAATACTAGGTTTGTACTTTTTCATAAGGTTTATCAATAACTTTCTATTGTCTGATGGTGTATCTCTGTTTGCAAACACCTTAACAACATACCAGTTTTCATTAGCATCTGTTGCAAGAACAATGATTGCACTTCTATCCACTTTCTTTATTTTTGTCCTACCACTAGGAGGCATTGCAGGGTCATATGCTATATAGTAGTTACACCCTTCAGGTTCATTGCCAACATACTGAAAATAATCCTGCTTAAAGGTTAGCTCATCATCTGCAACCATAGGGTTATTGTGGTTCTCTGCATAGAAGATACTCATCTTACCAAGGTCTTTATACATAGCCTTCTGAGACTCATACTCTTTTCTTGGCAATAGCATTGGAGCTATCATTTGATCATTCTCGTCTATACACTCGTATTTTGCAGAAGTCCATTGAGGTGAGATAAGCATCCTGTGTAAAGCTGCCATATCACGAATAATTGTACCAACATAGCAAATATCGTAATCACCACGACGATTCGCAGAAGGAATAACATCAGTGAGTATAAAGTTGACCACTGCATCTGTACCTGCCGTTTCATTGGTTTCAATATCATCCAATACTATCATATCAGGTCTTGTATCTTGATGAATTAATCCCCTTAGTGATTGACCTGCACCCTTAGCAACTACTCTAATACCTGTAGACGTTGTAAAGTCAGTCTTAGCCCAATCGGTTGTCTTAAATTTGCCATCATCAGAAAAATCAGATATTAGCCTACGATTAAATTCAAGTTCATCTCTAATCCTTACAACGAAGTCTTTAGCTTTGTCTTCAGACTCAGATACAATAACTATAAACTTTCGTTCTCTAAACATCATTCTGTAAAGTACCAACAAAAAGGTAATAACAGTACTCTTAGCATGACCTCTTGGGAATGCTACTGCCTTGAGTCTACTGGTGCTATTCATTAGAGCCAACATATCTGTATGTATTGTTGGGTGCTTACTAGGGAAGTGTTCCTTGAAGTATGTTTGACCAAACAACATGATTGCTTCAGCTTTAGCTCTGTTTGATACAGCATTAATAGCTCTGTATCCCTTATCGTTAGCCCAGAATGGAGTCTTGAATATATCGTCTGGATTACTTGTCATCAATCTCTGCTTCAATTACGTCTGCATCACCATTAGCCTGCCTGTGAAGTGCTAGCTGCATTTCTCTAAGTCTATCCACAAACTCTGCTTTGTTGTCTTTAACTTCTATAGTCAATGTCTTGTCCTCTTCAAACTTTGGCATATGATCCATAAGAACCTTAGTTGAGGATATCCTATCCCGAACACTATTGTTCTCGTCCATAGCCATACCGTACAGATTATCGTACAATCTATGTTTCTTGGCAAGGAAGTCTGTCCATGCGTGCTTGTGTGCTAGCTCATACATCTTCTTGACTGTATTCTTTCTCTCAAGAGTACCAAGCATCTTCTTGATGTTGATTGCAAACATCTTATCATCTTTAGAGATATCTCTAGCTTCTTTAATCTTATCAGGGAAGTGATGTTTGAATGCTTCTAGTTTATTCATACCACCAAGAACAGAATGAACATAGTCCATTTGACTCATACCCTCATCATTCTCTGCTACTTTAGGAAGTTTCTTTAGTACATGATTAGCTATTTTCATTACGTAGTTCCAAGATGAGTTTAATTATCTTGATTCTTTCATTCTCGTCAGTAGTTCTAGTTAGCATACCTTCAAGCTTTATCAGTCTTCTAGGGTGTCCTTGATAGTAGTCGTTATCATCAGAGCATAACTCTAACTCAACTACTTTACCGTTGCAAGACTTCTCATGTCTAACCAATCCAGCCTTACTCTTCAGTTCTTTATCACAAAATTCACACTTAAACATTCTTGCTCCTATTCTTTTCGATGTAGGTATCTATCATCTCTTCAGTAAGAAAGTACTTGACTCCAATACGAATATGCTCTATATGTCCACTATATATTAGCTTCTTTAGCATTGACACAGATATACCGTATGTACTTGATATATCTTTCAATGAATATAGTTTCATGATAAATCCTTTAAGGAACTTTAACACTATTAAGCTTAAAGTAACGGTTATGTCGTTTATGCTGTTTGGTATTTTTTGTAATATTTTTACGATGGACTAATTCTATTTATCACGCACACAGATTTGCCACTGGGGGGGGTATCTATCCACATCAAAGAATTCACTCCACTCCCCAATACATCGACCAAACAAAGGGTATACCACACTACCTTAAATGATAATCGTTCTCATAATTATTCATCAGTTTAATTGATTGATTTGATCAGTTTAATTTATTATCTAGCAAATCTATAGACATTATCGTTTTTTTATTCCACACTCTACCCACACGAACTTCACTCCATTTTCACCACCAATAAAATATCTAGACTTTTTAACAATGTTCCTTTTGGTAACACTTAAAAAGAATTTACTACAAATTATGATCCTACTATTGACACAAGCTCTAGCAACTCCCTATAATTACTTACAAATAAAATTAAAGGATTAGACATGAAAACATACAAAAGAGAATTTGAGACGTACGAAGCATTTATCACAGTACTAGTTACAGGTAGTAGATATACCTTTATAAAACAATCGTATAACGATAAGCAATCTCTAGCAACTGCAGAACGTGTAAAGGTTACATTGAACAAGGGCATTCTAGACAGTGAATTGATCCCAGTGATTGAAAATACCCTAAGCGTGACCAACTGCTATGACTTGAACGACTGGAAGCAGATATAATCTTATAGGATACTCTTAGGAGTATCTTATTAAGCTTATGGCTTACAATAAAACATTAAAAGGATTAAACATGAGAACGATCACACAAGAGGAAAGAATAGTAAACACTATAGCCGACTTAGGCTATGAGGTGCAAGTATACACTATAGAAGATAGAGTAAAGATAGGTTACTTGGTAGATAATGGTCTCTATGATAGCTTAGAAGAGATATTAGAGGATAGCTATATACTCGATGATACTACACTCTATGAAGTAGGGACACTTACAGAGCTTGCAGAACTCTTTATATATGAAGGTTTATTTGGTGAAATACCTGAAAATATACTTGGCTATATAGATTATGAGGCTATAGGACGTGATTTGCAGTACGATTACGATGAGTACATCTTCGATGGCAAAACTTATTTTATGAGAAAGGATTAAATATGGAAACGATCACAAAAAGAGATAAAGTTATTATAGTTATAGGAGAATGGTTCGATAAAGTAAACGGCAACACATATTATGATGCCACTATATCTATTAATGATAAGGACTATTTTATCCCTTCCAAATATGGATACAGTGCCGATAATGAATGGAACCTCAAAGAACTTCTCAATCAAATTGGGTTTAGAATAAGAAAAGACAAAAGAGTACTAGACTACTGTAAGGTATACTACACAGGAAAAGTTAAAAAGAGATTTAAATAAATAATCTTATAGAGTGTTATTAGTAACGCTCTATTAAGCTTATAGCTTAAAATAAACATTAAAGGAAATATACCAACATAGAACAATACGCATTTAAAAAGGTATACCAACATAAAACAATAAAGGGTAAAGAATGGATCATATAATCGGGATAGGTATTATTAGTATTTTAATACTAACATTTATCGGGATCATAATCATAGCCAAAACAGTACTTAGGATGGATAAAGAAGAGATAAGAGAGCTTATATCATTAACGCTTATCATGAGTGTTACTGGTGCATTAATAATTACAGCAATAATCAAAGGAGTGTTAATATGGAACTAGAAACAATTAATCAATTATTAGTAGTTTTATCACTGAGTGTAGCATTAGGCATTATATATACTATAGCATTAAATAAGACGAAATAAGGGTAGTTTAGTATCTACCCTACCCAATATACCTATAAACCTATTTAAGCGTTTATTTAAGCGTTTAGGTAGCTTTATAGCTAAATTAAACATAAAGGCATTATATGGATCTTAAGGAAATAGAAGAACCGTCTGAAATGATGGTACTAGCAATGGAAGACGGGATATCAAATACCGTTGAATATGGATTATGGCTTATAGGTTATACCTCAGGCATGAAGACTGCATTCGATCGTGACTGGGAAAA